CACCAGTTCCTCCCTTTGCTATCGGCAGTGTTCCTGTCGCACTCGCCAAGGAAGCCGCACCAGTGAACGTGCCAGTCACAGTAACGTTGTTGTTGAACGTCACGTTGCCAGTCGCAACGTCGATTGATATGCCTGTTCCTGCGCCCTGTGCGCCAAGCCGAACAACATTTGTGGTCCCTGTTTCCTCAATGACGAAGTCAGTAGCGCCGCTGAGGTTTAGCAACAGTGCGCCGATCAGGATGCGGAACCCAACGGTGCTGAGTGTCGTGGCGTCAGTACCATTGATCAATGCAGTGAGCATGTTCGTCGCGTGATTGTACCTGTACCCACCTGACTTGGCATTCTCAGGATCGCCGAAGAACAGGGAACCGATCTTGCTGTTTGGAGTGAGAATGGAAACGCCCGTGTCGTTGTTGTGATGCACAACGAGATCGTCAGCGGCGGTATCAGGCGTGGCACCGCTCGCACCAGCATTCACTGACATCTTAGTGAACTTGCGTATTGGCGAGATCACGTTGAAGTCTGTACCGTCGTACACGGCCTCAACGACGTCGCCCGCCTGCAAGTCATTCGCTGCGAGTGCATTGCCGAGAAGCAGCAAGTTCTTCGCACCAAGTCCATCAACGTTGACTGTGGTTGGTCCGGTGATCGCGTTCACAAGCCTGAACACAATCGTCAGGCCGTTCGCTAGTACGCGATTTGGAGAGTAATCCAATGTGATCGCACTAGCTGTTCCTGCCGCAACCGCAAAAGGGGTGCTGCCGAGGGATGCAGAAATCAATGCATCGACTAAGGACCAGTTATCCCAATCGTCCTGATGCCAATTATCTGAGTTGAAGTCAATGAGCTTGAACCCCTTGGGAGTTGTAGAGCTGAAGGTCATCTGCGTATCCCTCCGAGGAGATAGTGCAAAGTAATCGACACGAAACTTAGTCCCTCTTTGGCGATGCCACTAATCCTAAGCTTCATTATCTGGAATTTCGCAGGCCAAGCGTGCAACTTCTTACGACTTGTATTTCTTCCTCCTCCGAACGGCTGCGGCCCTTCCCCGAAGCCGCCTTGGTCGCCCGCGCTGAATTGGGCCGCACACGCAGCGCCTGCAAGGAGATTGTCGCAGAACATCTCGACAGTAAACTCAGACGCTCCTCGAGTGTCGAATGAGATGTATTTAGTCGTCTTGCTCTTTTCGCGCTCACGGAAGTCCAGCCATGGGAACTCCCACGTGTACTCGATGCCTACTGCTGTGTCCGCTGGAGTGGTCTCGTCAACGAAGTCTTCATCTCCAGTGTACAGCCAGATGTTACAATCTTTGTCAGCGAAGAACAATTCGCTTTGCAGTGATCTTGTGCCGCAAGTGAAGTTCCACCCGCTGAACAAGCTCCAAGCATTGTGTCTCAACTGTGGTCGATAAGTGAGAACGAATGCTGTGGTCTCTGTTGTCGTCGCGAGCGTATCTGTGTTCGGCACAAAGAACATGAACTGTCCTTCTTTCTTGTTGTAGACAGCGAACACGCGATCTTCGAGCGATGCGAATGACAGCGCAGCAAGAGTGAGCCGAATATCAGGATCAATCAACTCGCTAATGCGCTCAGGCTTCAAGCTGCCAGCAAAGATTGTCTTCTTGAGTGATGGTACTCCTTCTAGATCGACAAACAATCCATCGTCGCCATATGCTATTCCTGCGCGATGCGAGATGGAACCATATCCTTCAACGCCGTCATCGAAGTCGGGGGCATGATTTCCGTTATCGTCGTAGATGCCGAGCGTTCCAAATACCAAACCCTCTGCAAACATCACGACGAGTTTGCCGCGGAATGGCATCAACCCTCGGATCACGGTAGCGTTGGGAAGGACGCTCCCAACATCAAGCCTCGTCGCATCGTTTGGAGGCGGGTCGCCGTACCATGTTCCTGCTGCATCTTTGGCGCTGATGTGTACCCTGTCGGGCTCGAGAGGATCGCCAGCCACAACCAAGTATCGATTGATTGCGACAGCGTAGCGGCCAATCGGGACGTTAATGTTCGTTCCTGTTGCGGCGTCATGGAGATACTCGACGGAGAAATCTTGTGACACTTCGAGAGGCTTATCACTTCCATTGTGGATGGTGAGCTTCCCGTTGAACGGGGCGAATGATACGAAATCTGTCGGTCCCCAAGCGGAGGGCGCACCGGGCAGAGCTGCTGCGATTGCTGTATCGAATATCCGAGTGACTGAGCCATCGGCGAGTATTTGAAGAACCTGTCCATTGGAGCCAACTGCGATGATTGAAGCATTGTAATACTCCATGTTCACAATGTGTGCGCTTGTGGAGAACGATGAAGCGCACTTGGCGAACAACTTCGTGCCACAGCGAACTTTCATGCTACCATCAGCAGCAACGAAGCAATTAGTGAGAACAGGAGCGAACTTGTGCGACATATTCATGTCGTCGTCTGCAACGTTCCATCCACCACTGAAATCTCTCAGCGTAGTTGCCTGCAACGCTCTGCCATAAGGGAGCTTGCTCGGTGTGATGCGTGGCAGCTTCATGGTGTTGAGTACCACTGATCAGGAATGTACCCTTGTCTTGGGTTCAGTTCTACAGCATTCCCGAACGCCCCTTCCACGAGCTGACCCATTCGACTTTCGAACAGTCCTCTATGTGTCTCCGCTGCAGCAGGGTTGCTGTCGTCATCCGTGAAGTACCACCACGCAGCAAAGTGCACGAGTGCAGTAGCGTCGAATAGTACGGTGTCCGACAGCCCGTAATCAGCGGCAGGCCGAGAACGTCCGATAACAACAATATCGCCTTCTGCGGTTTCAGGCCATACCTTGAAGATATTTGAGTCTCCAGTTGCCTCAATGTATCGGGCTGTGGTGCCTGTAATGTGCAGCGTGTTGAATGATGATGGTATGTGCGGCAGCGGTCTATCGGAGTTGCGTCTGAAAACATATTGTATATCTTCCCATTCGCGGATGAGCGTGAGTGGAGTGGACAGCAAGCCATTCACTCCACTCAGCGTCCTCACTTCGCGTCTGCGAAACTGCGGCCAAAACTTATGCAAGAAGCAGTGATTGAACGCAGCTTGCAACTTCTGAACGATGACGTCTTGCGCATATATCTGCACGCCCGGACCGGCACTCTGGTACAGTGCGCGCTCCACGTCAGTAACAAGGGCCTGCATTGTCTTATATGCCATGCCGTCACCTATCAGAAGTTAGGAGAGCGCGGAGTCAGAGGACGCAAACTCCGCACTCTCCCCTATCCAGCGGATCAGCCCCAAACCTCCTCACTGGACAGATTTGTGTCATGCTGCCTGAATGCCGTACAAACCGCCGTTGCCAGCGGAGTTAAGCAGATTGTTCGGCAGGAAGGTAGCGAGAATGCGGTTCGAGCCGTTGAGCGCCGTGCTAGGGATATATGTCCCGCGCGGATCGCCAGTAGTTGCAGTCTGCGGATCAGTGAGCGCACCAGCAACGAAAGTTCCGACAGCGGCTTCGGCACCATTGGCGGTCTCCTCAACAACGTTGGACATACGGTACGGCAGCCCAAGCTTGGAGCCCCAACCGACGGAAACATTACCAGTGAATGCAGGTGTTACGCTGTCGATCCACTTGAATGCTTTGTTGCCCGCAGTCGAAGCGCCAATGGTTTCTGTCGTCGGCTGTCCAAGGTAGTCACGACCACTGACGGTAACACTACCGCCCGCTCCGTTGGACACGTTGCGTCCGAACGGTGCGTCGGCAGTGTCATCGCCGAACGTAGTCATCGCAGTACCACTAGTTCCGGCAACCGCGTTGAGGATGTCGGTTGCACTTGCCGCAGCAGGCGTCAAGAAATCGACCTGCAGCGGAGCGCCGTGGACAACCTCAGCCGCGTAGGCTGCTGCTGGAACATAGCTGTTGTACCTGCGATTGCGGAAGTCTGCAATTCGCTTCATTTGATCTTGCTCCTATTCACTCTAGTTGGCAGCTTTTCTTTTCGGCACGGTCTGGGTAAGTCCTTCGTCTTCGTCAATGAGTGCGGGATCGAACGCCATCGAGCCGTCCCCATTAGCGAAGTCGTAAGGATCGCCGCCCAAGTCGATCACATCTCCTGTTCGCATGTCCACCATTCGAGGTTTGAGATGATAACCCAATTCCTTGAGCCTCTCGTATGATGTAACGCGAATGCTGTGTCCGTGAGGGAAGAAGATCATGTAACAATCACGCTCTTCCTGCTCATCCGTGTACTGCAAGGACTTATTTTCGTCCATGTAGTACTTGCGGAAGTGCACGACTTCTCTCTTCGGGCCTTTCACAGCGTATCTTGCGCGGATGATGGGGGCATTGCTAGCCATAGTTGCGTCCTCCTACTGGCCGGTTTAGTTGTTGATGACACCATGCGTCCTGTATGCGCGCCACAGAGCAAAATTGCCCTGCCACACAATACGGGAACCATGAGCATCGGTATCCCACGGGGCACTGAGCTGCTTCACTTTCATATTGACGTGACGCAGAATGTGCGTGCGCAGGTACTTGCTGTTGATGAAATAGGCTTTGTTGACCGGACAATCTTCATCGTACAGGATGGGAATACCCTGATGCGAGATGCCGGTGAAGCCCAAGTCCATCATGCGCTTACCATTGCTCGTCTCAGACAGAGCAAAGGTGATCTTGTCGCGCACAGCGGCACGGTATAGACGATAGATGTTGCGACCAACAAGAATGAGATCAGGTTTGTCATTCTTCAAGGTGAGATCGAGAAGCACATCGTCAAATGCCTCTTCGATGTTAGAAGCGTTCAGTGCGCCAGCAAAGTCATAGGCAGAAGTTCGCCACTGACTTTCTGCCGCACGTGAAATGCCTCCAAGCGTTCCGGCGGTAGGATCGTCTGGAATGAGCGAAGCAAGTCCTAGAGGATCAGTACCACCACCCGCGGCGTATAGATACTCAGAGAACTTTTCCTTAATGCTCTCTTCCAGAACGTCCATCTTCGCTTTCATCAGCTTGAAGATGGCCGCTTCACCCCTATTCTCATCTTCCTCCTGATCGGAGATGATGACGGTGCCCGCAACACGCGACCAACCGTAACGAACAGTAGTGAATTCGTTGGTCTGTGCGACCGGAAGCTGGTCGTAGTATTCGTACGACGCAACGTTCGGATTTCGACCAACAGTTAGGGGGTTGGTGATTTCCCAACCTCCATCTTCATACTCCACCTTGTCATTGGCGAAGGCCCATGCCATCAGCGCGTTGCTGCGCATAGACGCCATGATAAGCTTTCGCCTAGACTTGGTGAGAGTAGAATTGAGGACTGCTGCAAGTACCACTTCTACCTCCAAATTTCCTAGATGTTTAGATTTTGTTCTCGCATGGCCATTCTGATGATGTCACCCATATCGGTGTTCTCGTGTGCAACAACAGTCTGTTTAGTTTCTACGATCTGCCCATCAGGTGCCCGGCCGTTTGGCATGGGACGTGCGGGCTGTTGGCCGTTGTTGTTATTGCTGTTGTTGTTGTCAGCGCCACTAGCGGTGCTATCTTGACCACTCTGTGCCTTGATATTGTCTTCTAGGCTCAGGGACCAGTCGAAGCCGCGCTCTGCGAAGGCGCCTTTCAACTGGAAATACGCGACATCGAGCGGGATGTCGGGATTGTCTCGCACCATCTTTGCCAGAACGGCATCGTGCGGTCTTGCATCAGGGAAGTTGGAGTAGAACTGCGCAACTTCCTTCTCAACATCGGCGACGCGCGCTTGCTCATCGTCTGTTGGTTTGGGCGTCAAGTGGGCCACGCGCTCTGCCACGATCCGTTCGATGGCTGCCGCGTCAACACCCTGCCCGATGCCCTCAATAGTATGCCCGTTTGCGACCAGTTCCGCAAGCAGTTTTCGCACGGTCCCAACGGGGTCACGTTGTAAATCCGTGAAGATGTTCGCTGCGATAGCCATGTCCTTGGGCGCCATGCCGTTGGTCGTGCGGACAGTGTTCTCAATCGTCTGTACCTGTTCGCGGGCTTTGCGTGCTTCTTCTTGTGCAGCAGCTAACTGGTTGCGCAAATGCTGTGCTTCCTGCTTCGCAATTTGCGCCTGCTCGTAGAAGCGCCTTTCGGCCCCACCGCGTGCGATGACTTTGCCTTCAGAGTCAATCAAATCCTTGGGGGGACTAGCAGCTTTCTTCGCTTCTTCTCCCTTTTTGTCAGGCTGCTGTTGTGTAGACTTGTCGCCTCCACTGCCATCGCCAGCCTTGCTGTCAACGGACTTGTCAGCACCTTTCTCCTTGTCTCCTCCCTTAGTATCAGTGTCCGCGATTGCGTCCTTCTTGCCATCCTGTGCCTCGATTGCAATGTCTAGATGCTTGCTGATAGTTGGATCGGAAGTCAATTCGGCATTGGGATTGGGAGCCGAGCCCGTGCCACCGTCGCCAAGGTTTAGACCCGGATCGGCGTTTTTGTCCACGCCACTGTTGTTGTTGTTGTTGTTGTTGTTGTTGTTGTCCATCGTGATGTCCTCTTTCTCCAACAGAATTATTGGGGTTGTATGTCTGCCTCAACTTGTTCTAGTGCTTGGCTGGGAGGCATTCCACCTTGCACCAACTCTTGCAGCTTGGCTTGTCCTGCTGGGGGCAAAGCTGCAATACGGGCACGAACTTGTGCCGCGAGTTCTTCGTCACTGCCTGCGGGCGTCTGTTGCTGTTCTTGTTCGCTCCCTGTACCGGGACCGGCACCGGCTTTCTGCAGGTTCATCATCAGCGTTTGGTGAATGAGCGTCCATTCCTCATCAGTGATGACAACTTCATCGAACGCCCGCTCCATCATCTTGAGGGCGACGATTACAATTCCCGGCGCAGCGTTGGCGAACTGGCCCAAACCCTGCAACAAGCTGACTGTCTGTTCTTTCTTTCCTCTTGAGTTCGGCTTCTCTGTAGAGCCGCCTTCCACGCGTGCGGAGAAAAGCGTCTCAAATTCTCTAGGATCAGCAGCCTTCGTCCAGAATTGTGCATATTCCTGTCCGACGAGCGGTGTGATGTCCTCCGCTTCCCAATTCATCATGCACAGCATGGCGATGTTCCACGCGATCTCGCCAATCGTGTCCTCGATTAGATCAACCCGCTCGTCAACTCGAATGTCTGTGTTCGTGTTATACTGTTCGATCGCTTTGTTCGTCGTGTTCGTCTTGAACTGTGCCCCACGTAGCGCATCATTGATGCCGGTAATCCTGTTGATTGCGAGGAACTTGCTGTCGGGGTTGAACAGTTCTGGCATGTTGAGTGCTGGAGGAACGAACGAGAATATAACGTCATTGATCTTCTGATCATCGGGAATGTCAATGCCGCGCGCTGTGCCGTCATCTCCACGAAGGACGATTTCGACGTCTTCTTGCGATATTGCGCCTTTCTTGTATATGATATTGCGCTTTGCCCACTGTCTCCCGCGTCGTACCTCATCGGCGATCTCGTTGATTGCGTCTTGTTGATCTAAGTAGTAACTCACTTCGCCCTTTGGCGCGTTGGCACTCGGAGCTTCGTGAAACCACAAGCGGAAGTAAGGGAAAAAGCGCGGCAATCTGAGTGGATCGTCCCACACCCACAGGGGCCACTTCCAGTTGTTGTCAGCGAACATCAACACGCGCCGCGTAGTCTTGTCCCACACGTACCACACCTTTGTATACTGAGCGGCTTTGAACGCCTGCTCGTTCGCGTATCCATAGGTTGCGGCGTCGAGCGCTCCATCGACAAGACGGAAGTTGTTCACGAGGTCATCAACAGGGTTGTCTCCCGTTCCATTAGCAGACGACGCGCTCGCATGAATTACGTGTGTCGGCTCGTACACTGATACTATTTTTCCATCCCGTTCTTGTGTGTACACGGCGTTGATGTACGAGGTGGGCAGGTGATCCCATTCCATCATCCAATTTGCGTCGCTTCCGTCAGGCTCAACAGAAGTAGGATCAACAACAATGCGGTTTGGTAAAAGAGTACGACACCACGGACCGCTTGGGCCAACGAGCGCAATCCGCTCCTCCAGCGCCTTGATCTTTCCCTCGGCAGCGAGGATGGCCTTTTTGGAAGAGGCGCTCTCCAACTCTTCAGACAATTCTTGTAGTTGTCTGATCGCTTCTTCACTGCTGTCCTGCTTTGCCGTCCAACCGATCTTGATGAATGCCGCATTGGTGAGCAAACCCGTGAGGATGAAGCGCCTTGTCTTGCGCTTCATGTTAAGGCCGGGAGTCTCGCGCTTGTTGATCAATACATTGATCAGACGTTCTACGCACTTTGCCCGGTCGATGTTTGCATCGTTGGCGCTGGTGATCGTGACGTGCGGGTTCTTTGCATACAACATCGGAACCATGATCGCACAGTTAGCGAACACAACATTTTCAGTCTCAGTCCATCCGCTGCCAAGGCGCGTAGTCGCACGGTTGCCACTGACGCCATCAGCGCCTGTACGGTGGCTGCTTTGGTCGTTGTCATAGTACCTGATCGCCTCGTCCCAATTTGTCTCCGCATTGGAACGTGCGCTCAAGCCCTGATCTTTGCGCGACGCCCACAGAGTTCCTGCGTGTTTGGACACAGGTATCTTGCTGTCGCCGATGACTTTGTACAGCGGTTGCTGTTCTTTCTCTGCTTCGGCGATGCCCGCACCAGTACGGGACAGAGCGCGCTCAAGCGTCGGATCGGTAGTGTTCTCAGGCGGCATGTCTGTGACTCCGCGAATAGCGGTTCATTTTCTCAAGCTCTTGCCAAGAGCGATAGCGCGGCGGTATGATCGGCTTTATCGGCACCAACTGCGCAAGTCTCGGTCGGTGCGTCATAAAGTACTTTATCATGTCCATTGCGTGGTCCCTGCGATCAGTTGGCGTGTCTTCGTACTCGCCTGCACTGTCTTTCTTCCAGTAGTAGTCCACGATCTCGTTGTCGATGAAACTTAGTTCGTTGCAGAAGAACAATCTCGGCGATCCCATCGTCTCACTGATCGGGTGTCTGTGGAACTTGTCGATTGATAGATAGCTCTGCACCTTCGCAACGCCACCAACGATGTCGTTATTAGCTCGTGTGACCGCAATTCCTTTATCGTGGAACATGCGTGCTACTGTTGTACCCACCGTGCGCGAGTTGCCGCTTGTGCGGCGGAATATCGACGGGTCGGCAAGGACCGGGGGGAACTCCACGACAACTCCGCTGAGATCAAGCAGCTTCTTTCGTTCGCGCTCGATCATCGCAATCAATTGGTCTACGGTCTTTTCTTTCTCATGGAAGCCTCGACTGACGAATGCATTTCCGAAATGGTCTGCAAAGCCCAATCCGTAACAAGCTGGCACGGCAATGCCGTGGTCGTAGGCTTCGATTATCGACGGAGCGAAGCCGTCAATAAGGAGTTGTGTGTAGTAGTCATCAACCTCCTCTCTCGACAGCATGTGCACGCCAGCATCATACTGTGGGTACACAAGTCCCTCGAATGCTCCCCATTCGCCCAGCAAGAAGCGTGTGCGCATCTGTCCTTTGTATGCAGCTTCTAGTGTTTCGATGTAGTCCGGCTCAAGATTGGCTTTGTTGGTATAGGTTGAGCCCTCAAAAATTTCTATCAGCGGCTTGCCATCTGGATCAACGAGTAGGTCGGGGTTCATGATCCCTTTGTCGTAGTCCTGACGAGGCTTAACCAGTTTCTTGTAAACCCAATTCCGTGTTGGGTTGCACAGCAATGCTATCCAACGTGGGCCACTCGTTGGCATAGTCGCGTCGTCGCCTTCGTATATAGTGTTGCCGCGCAACCGTCCCAACAGGTCATTGAAGTCCTTCTCAGTGATCTCCGGGTCTTCGACTTGGTCTATTAGAATGAAATCATAAGTCGCTGACAACAGATTTGAGGTCGTGCTTTCCTCTTGCTTGCCGTGCTGGGCAACGTATCGGAAGTTGACCACAGTGCCATTCTGTAGCTCTACAACATTGTCTTGTGACAGGTTCTTGCGGGCAATCCACTTGTTGGGGCACCACTTCAAGAACTCCTTCCTCAGCGTGTCGTTGAGCTTCGGGTAGGTGGAGCGCGCGAGCAGGATGTTCGCGCCGGGATAGTCCCGTGCGATCTTCAATGTAAGGATAACGCCCGCAGTTGTTTTGCCATTAGCGAAGCCACCAGCCATTATGCGTATCTTCGCACGGGACTGCTGGAACTGCCACTGGACAGAGCCTTCTTCTAGCTTATAGACTGGACGCGCCATTACGGTGTCAGCTCCGTTATCATAACAATGGAGTTCGCGTTGATTTGAGCGGCAGATGTATCCACTTCGCTAGAGAACTCGAACGACAGGTTGCCCGCAGTTGTTACGGTGATGACGAAGTTCGCGCCGAATTGGTGTGCCGAGTTGATTGCGCTGACGCCTGTTGAAGTTACCTGTGCAACTGACGAAGCGCCCACAAGCCCGCGCACAGAGGAAACAACTTCATCCGCGCCGTGCTGCGAAACGGACACGAATAACCTTCCCATAACTGTACCAGCAAGGCCTCCGCTGCCCGCAATACCGAATATCATGCCGGTCGTGGTGACGCCAGTTTGGTACGAGCCGATTACCTCGAAACGATATGTCTTGTCTGCGACAAGGCCGAACGTCCAAGGATCAGAGCCTGTACCAATTGTTGCGCGTGTAAGCGTGCTGTTCGTCTGATTACTGGCAAGCTTCTTCACATCTGTCGTAAGACGCGGCTCGACAAATTCCGGCTCCGGCGGCGGCGTGAGATCGACACCGGCTCGGTTGTTGCCACTAAGATCGCGATAGTTCGGCATTGTTTATCCTCGGACTAGCGAATGAGTGGAATTAGGCCGCCGTTGAGATACGCGTCGCTTACGAAGCACTCCCCGGCTTGTCCTGCTGCTGCTCCCCACACACGAAACTCGATGATTGTCGCATTGCTCGGCACTGGCGGCGCAGCAAAATGCGTCCAGCGCCAGACGCCAGTTGGCTTGTTGTTGGTGCTTTGCAGCCATGAAGTTCCTGTGATCCCGACTGGCGTATTTGTCGAGTCGAGAAATCGCAGTTGCAACTGTCCTGTACTAGTTGTCCCTCCAGCAACGAGGAACTGGCGAAGTGACACTATTATTGGACTGAGAACTAATGGGACAGCATTCACTCGCCAATTGACGTAAGTTGCGCCCCCACCTGTCGCGCTCTTGATGCGACACGAGTGCAGCGCGCCTCGTTCTGTGTCGACCTGAATGGCTGATCGCTCTATCAGTCCGCTGGCGCCGACAACAGCAGTCCAGCCGTCGCCGGACTGATCGAACTCGCCGAAGTACGCTTCGTATATTGTGTCGCTAGGCAGTCCGATACGCAGCAGCGGTGCTGCAACTTGCGCGGGTGGCGTGTACGTTGCCATGCTGTTGAGAAACACGCCTAGTTGTTCATTCACACCGGCTGGTTGCATCAGATGTGCGTTGTCGGCATGGAACCAATCGTCTGGGAGTGTAAGCGTGTCGCCGCCCGTTGTTGATGCCATGAAGTGACTGTACACGTCTACAACATGCATGTCTCCATAAAGCGGCACAACCTTGTCGTGTGCGGACACGACGGGTGCAATTGGATTATTAGCTTGTCGAAGCGGATGCACCCTGAACGAGATATGCGGCGTGGTTGGATAGTGCCTGCGGACGAAATCGAATGACTCTATGTACTCGCCGACGCGCATATATCCAAGAGGGTCAATGTTGTTGGTGACGCCAGAGTTGCCGCCTTGGTTCCATATGAACCTGTCAATATGTGGGAGCCGTTCCGTGAAGAATATCGGGAACTTATCACCGAGCCAGAATGTAGGTTGCGCACCACCGACAGACATGTTGATGACAAACAGGCGATGGTCGGTACTACCGAGGCTTAGCTGTCGCCAGCCGGTCATGCTCTCCCCTAGTCGGTTCGCCTTTATGTAGATCACCGACGATTGCGGATTGGCAGGAACCAGTGTATCACGTGCCCATCGCAGATACAGCTCTTCGCCGTACGCGCCCGTACTAGTATCTGCGTCGTCCGTATCGGAAGCACCGTAACCGACGTAGACGGTATCTGTGGAGCGAACATCAACAGTTATATCGGTCATGAACTTGGCGACAGCGAACTCACGATCCACGCTGCCGCCGAAGAACGTAGCGCCGCCATAGAATACCCACGACTTCGTGCCGAATACCGGAGGACCGCCAGAACCGCTCTGGCCCGTAACGTTTACACCAAACAGGACGTTTGGCAGGACATCGCTAGCGAGCCATGTCGTTACTTTTGTGGAATTGTTATCTGGCGTTGTATCGTTTGCCCACACTGACACTCGCCCGGGCTCAGCAAGAGCGGAAGCTACCGTTGCCGTATATAGCGGTGCAGAGTAGAACTGTGATTGCACTGTGACAGTCGGACGGCTCAACGTTGTGGAACTTATCCACGCGTACGCTGCTGTGTTCTGGTTAGCTAGATAGAAGGTCGTACCTTCGTTCTTCACAAAGCCGTAAGAAGCGTTGACCGTAATCTGCTCGTACTCTAGCGCAGCGATTAGCAGCGTATTCATCGGCACATTCAACGCTCCGCCTCGGCGCTGAAGTCCCGATCCAGACACTCCAACGATACAAGGCTTACCCTGTTTGATCCTAAATGTTGGACGGCTAGCATCAGCGCCAACCCAAACCAAATCGTTGTTGCTGTCGCCGAGTCGGTCTCGAATGCAGGCGACAGGGTCGCCATCGGCCGTAACGCGTTGTGTGGCTGCTGCATCCTTGAACAGCATGGTGCGCCAATACTTTAGGTCATGTACCCATCCGCCACTTGCACCGAGAATTGCGCCGTATTCTTCTGCAATGCTGTGACTTAGAGCCGTAGCGGCAGCAGAAGCCGTTGATGCGGAAGCGGCTGCAGCATCGGCAGAGGCGTCAGCACTTGCAGCATCAACATCATAAAGCCGTTCCCACCCCGCTGGAGAGGTCGAGTAGCTGAATATGCCTGAGTTGTTAACCGTCCCACCAACGACCGGATCGGTGTGAGTTCCTGTATCTGTCAGAGGAACTTCTGCAAGCTGTCCTGCAGTGCCAACGACGGCGTTCAGTGCTGCCCAAGTCCTCTTGCCGATGCGTCCTGACGTGACTGTGCCTTCTAGCGTATCGACAGAAACTTCGAGGTCATCGATACGCTCTTCGTGGTCTGACACGCTGGTCGAGAGTGTAGTGTCTGCAGCCCCGCGCGTGACGATCTCGTTAGTCAGTCCCAACTCAACCGCGTCAAGTCTCGTATCGAACGTTCCGGTCTGCTCCGAAGCAGCTTGCGCGACGATCTTTGCAGAGTTCGCAATACCACGCGCGATTTGGTCGGTGCTCATTGGCTGATCCTACACTTAATTGCCCCTGATGTGTAAGCTACACAGTTCCAACGATACAGGACGCCGTGTTCCGGTTCGTTGAAAATCTCTTCACACTCGTCAGTGAATTCCATATCCGTTCCCAGCGCGGTGAGCACGCCCCACGTCGCGCCCCCGTCGTAGCTGCGCTCGAGTCGCAGCGTAGCAACGAATGGACCAGCAAGTGACGCATTGAACTCTCCGTGCACTCGCGCGGTATCGCTGGCACCCGTGTCTGTGAGTTCGTCTCTCATGTTGACGCGGCCAACAAAGCCTACGCCTTTTCCGTTGCCGGAGCGGTCTGCAACATTAAGCATCTTTGATGGCCTCTTCGGGTTCTAGGTCGATGACCGGCACGCTATCACCGCTGCGCTTTGTCACGATGATGTGAAGCGCATCCTCCATACTATGGCGATGCTCGACTATGTCAGCAGGACGATGGCCTGCGCGGTCGAGTACATCCTGAGCGGCCTTGAAGCCGAGTACACTGTCCTCATCTGCGCTGTTCACGATGTCGATAATCTTGTGAGCAGCATGTTTTGCATGGCGCTGGAAGATGTCTCGTACTTCGTTGGTTTCAGTCTCAACGATATTTGCTTTGGCGTTCGCCATGAATTCATTGTATGCGTCGAGCGTCTTGACGTTCTTCACCTGCTCTACGGTGAGACGGCCCTCGAGCGCGACACTTATATCGTTGTCGTTGAGCCCAAACAACGTGTAGAACGCGACCATCCCGACGGCAGACATCTGCGCTGGTGGCAGTGGCAAGTCTGCAACGGTGCGCCGCGTGCGCACGATGAGTGCCTGTGCTTCGCTCGGCGAGGGCACGGCTACGAACTTGGCGGTATTCTCTTTTATAACCTTACCGCTATTTGGATCGATCTTCGTTCCGTCGGCAAGAACCAACGGTTCGTCGGCTTCTGCGAGCTGTGTCATCTTACTTTCACACGCGTTAGATTGGGGTTTTGTCGGATGATGCGGACGAGCTCATTGACCAGCGTTGAGACTTCTGGATCGGCTGTCGGACCACCGGCCCGACGTTGAGCAGCTCCTTTGCGGTTGCGGACAACCTCTCGAGACTTTGATCGTTCTGATGCAAGCTGTTGAGCGCGCGCACGGACTTGCGCCAACAACTCCGGGGGAATGTCACTGTATTTGTCATCGACAGCGATCATGCGGCTGTTGTTGGGCAACTCGCGCGACTGTACACTCTGTCGTGCACCGATCTCTGCGCGTGTCGCGGGTGCGGGGCCGCTGTAATCGGGAAGGGCCGGTATGGGCTTCGTTAGCTTTCGTTCAGCGACTGCGCCTTTCAAACTATCTGGGCCATCACCGACCGGACGAAGTGTGCCGCCATCGACAACACGTCTTCCATTTCTCGACTGCGCCAATGCGTTGACGAGATTTTCGTTGTCAGGAGTGCGTGCGGGCAAGTTCGATATATCATCAACGCTCGTTGCGTTCAGGAGACTTGCTGGATTGCGCATACTGCGGGCAAGTTTGTATGCGGCGTAAGCACCTGCCGTGATCGCACCTGCTGCAAGCAGCTCATTAAGTATACTGTCGGCCGTTGCATCGTCCACGCCGTCAAGTGCTGCAGGATCAACTCTTGCAGCCTCTAAGAGCGCAGGATCGACCGCGCTCGAGGCTGAAGTTCCAGAAATGTCAGTGGCAGCGCTCAGAGAGGAGGAAGCACCGCCACTGACACCCGGCGGCACCGTTGCCGCTCTGGAAGACAGCGGTGCCGGACGTACGACGCCGTCATGTGCAACGATGCCGCGACGGCGCAGCATTTCTTCAAGCAACTCAGGCGTAGGCTGTTGCACTAGGAGAACTTCTCATCGATGATGGCGTAGCAAATCAGCGCGAACATGAGTGCGCCGATTGCGTGGAATGCGATTTGTGCGAACTCACCAACGAGTGACATGCAGCATCTCCTTTAACGCGTCATTGTGTATGCTTTTCCGCCATTGCCGCTCTTGTCGCGCGCGAATGCGAAGGTGCCGCGTTTGGTTCCGATCACTTCGTCCTTCAACTCATTCGCATCACTGGACGTAGTCGCGCGAGAGAATAGCGTCTCTGTCTCGATTTTGCGCTTTCCATGTTGTTTGCTGTCGATGTTGGCAATGCGGGTGCGTGTGATAGTCACTGTGTCACCAACATCATTGCCGATGATGTTGTCAGCGACAGCATCGTGCACAGCACCGTCGCCTAGATCGTTTGTGTTGAGCGGAAAGTTGTTCTTATCGAACACGGGAGCATTCTTAACTGTGACCATCGTGCTGTACCTCTTATATATAGGGTGCGCGCAGCGCGGGGGGTGGGATGGGACGTGTATACGTCAGTATACTGAGGGCGCCGTCTCTGTCAAGCCCCTTTTATTGGGGTCCACTTGACAGACAACACATTCACACATCGTGACGAGGCCAGCGCGAAGCGATGGCCGAGGCCACAACAGCACAACACTACTACTCTTGTACATAACAACACACTATACAACACACGCGTGCGTAAACAGCGCATTGCACTGCATAAGGTGTAAGGGGGGGGGGTACTCGTGTGTTCTGTGCGTCGAAAAGCTCCGTGGTTGACCTCGAATTGCGCACGCGCGGACACATAAACCCCCGTGTTTGGTTTTGGCCGGGGGGATGGGGGGATGCACACGTGTTGGCATTTGCATTGCAACTCACGATGCAGCACAACCCAACACGTGTTGAGTACACACACGCAACACAACACGAACACAAGTGGTCCCCTTTGGCATCGCATCATGTGTTGGGTTGACATAGAGAGCGGGATGAAGGAGAATAGCGGGCATCGCAACACGCATTGGGCTGTTGTGCTCAGAAGGGAACGCAAAATGAAAGCAACTAGTCGTTTCATAGAGGCAACAAAGGCACTCGCTCCGTTACGTGCATGGATTGGAGTGGATGAAACACGTATTAAGTTGACGAACGACATCCGCTCCCGTGCACATGAGATTTATCAGCACATCCGTGAGGACGCAGTGTTGGAACCACACCATATCGCCTTCATTCAGGCCCTTCGCTCTCGATTGCAGGACTATTGCTTGCGGGATTTCGATGTCACAAAGGAGTGGCTTGCCGCTTTCGATGAAGCGTTCAACATGTGTTGAGTTGCGTTGCGTACCACTTGCCTAGGATTTGACTTAGGCGCTGAATGAGCGTACATTGTATGAACGATGAGCAATCCGCTCGTCGCAACACATGAAGGGAATACAACATGACTACCCAGACTGAACAGAACGGCCAGACTGAGCAGAACAGCAACACGGCCACTATCCCGAACAGCAGCATCGCGTTACAGCTTGGAATGGAAGCCGCTCGTCGCTGGAGGCTCAGCGGAGAACATGGCGAAGCGGGTGACGCCCGAGCCATCGCTGCGCTCTACGTCGCTGCTCGCACGATCACTTTCACCGCCGAGGTACAGCGGAAGAAGGATGAGCAGCCGGAGACGTTCAATTTCGACGTCACTGACATGCTGACTCCGTACTACAACACGGATGGAAGCAAGGACACTCGCAAGATGGCGGCGCGCACTGCTGCTCTCGCACAGCGCGTGTTCGGCATCACGGAACTGAACAACGCCATCAAGCAGCGCCTCAGTCGTACTCTTCTTGCTGCCGTGTATCTGCACAATCAGTTCGCACGGTTGGAAGACGACGAGTACTTCTCCCGTGTCAGCGTGAAGGGCAACCATCTTGCCGTGCCTTATGGTGTAGTGGCCGCGCCTCCCGCTGCCGATGCGAGCGAGAACGAGAAGACGTTCTTCAACTCGATGCGAGACAACATTGTGTCGCTCGACGGCAAGAAAGGACTATCACTCGCCGAACTCGGGAAGCGCGCCAACCCGCCAAAGACCCAGCGGGCGAGCGGCGAGAACAAGGACAAGGGTGCCAGCTTCGCCGCCTCGGTCGATTTCGTGTCGGCCATCGTCGCTCAGAACATCAACCCAGAGAGCGACGAAAGCGAGGTTGGGCTCAATACCGAACTCCGCCGCAAGCTCTTCCATCTCTCGCAGCAGATCGCGGCCTACTTCGCCTCCGATCCGCTCGAAGATGACGAGATCGAAACGCCTCCGAGCG